TGGATTATCAAAACTGAAAAACATACCCTCTGTTCCGCTAAACATTGGTAAATAAAATTCATTTAACTGGGCAACAATACGCTTTAACTTGGGTACAATTGTGTATTTCATAAACACATATTCGCCAACTTTTGCATTAGCGAAATTCACATCATCAGAAATAGCCATAACAGATTTTGGTACGCCAAAAATAGAAAAGATTTTAGCCATGTCATAGCGTTGCTGTTCTAGGAAATCCATATCTTTAGCGCTAACTGAAAAAGGCGTAGCAGATAATCCGCTTTCCAAAATTAAAGTCTTGTGTGATTTATCCCCACCTTGGTATAGCTTTTTAATAGAGCTTTGCAATGTTTGGCGCTGTGATTGAGTTAATTTCTGATCACTAGAAAGCACCATATCAGGGCGAGCGCTATTATAGAAAAAGCGCTTATTATATTCTTCGCTGAAATTATCAATATCAACAGTACGCGCCGCAGCAGCCAAAGTTCCTTTTCCTCTAAACCAGTTTGTTGGATCAGGATATTTCAAAAAAATTAATTCTTCGGGTTTAATTTCAATAGTGTTTTGCGCATCAACTTTGTATGAGTAACCTTTAATTGGGCTATCGCTAGTTTTATCGTCGTTTTGAATAATAGTTAAACGATCAGGGCGAAGCAGCATGATTGTGCTTGGTTCTAAATTCCCATTTTCACCACGATTAACATACCAAGGCGCTTCACCAGCTAATTCTAAATATTGCTGGGTTAAGTTCATGTGATCAATACGAGTAGTATAATCGTTTACACGATCAAGCAAATCAATTGCTGGGTGATTTGGCACTTCTTCAACATCACCTTTTGCATTTACCTTGTAAAGTTCAATATCCACACTAGCCAAAGCATCAGCAATACGGCTTACACAACCATAAACCCAACCAATAGAAGCTTCTAAATATTGGCTTGCGTTCATTCTTGGTGGTGTTTGTCCAAAATACACACCCTCGGTTTGGAAGCCTTGGGGTTCATCAGTTTCAATATTACGGCCACTCAATGCCTTTTCCATTTCGGCTTGTAGCTCTTGTTTGTAATCAAAACTTTTTTCGGTTAGATCCTTGGAAATATCCATTTTGTTTTCGTTTCTTTAAATAAAAATGCGCCACACCATTAAGGTGGACGCTCTTAGTTCCGCACAAATACAGCGTTACTAGCGCTGCCTAAATATATATTAAATTCCTACAATCATTATGTCGTTTTCATCATCATCAGTCAAGTCCTCATTGTGTATAACCTGTGGATAACTCAAGCTAATTTTCCCAAGTTCTGAAACTGCCGTGATTACATTACCACAATGAAAGCATTTTGTGGATAAAAAACTACCCACTCTTAAATATGCGTTTTTAAACAGCATTTTCTTACATATTGGGCAGTTAATAAATATCCCTTTCATTAGTCCACTTCCTCATCATCAACCGCCACGCTGACTACTGTTATTTCAGGTAAAGCCAAACTTCGTCCTGCGCTATTGGCAATTGCTAGGGCATCAGCTTTATCAGGGCTTTTTAGGCCGCGCTTCTTCATTTCGTCCTTACTCTCAATTTTGATGCGACCTTTGCGAGTATAGCCATATTTAATACTGGCCAATTGATTAATCAGTTCTTTATCATCAGGCAGTTCTAGCTGTTTTGTACGAATATCCTCGCGCAAATTCCAATAAATTTCAGCCTTTAGGTTCTCAAATTTATCGGCTTCAACGGCATTACTGCCAAAGTTCATAGCATCAACCTCAAGCCCCTGATCTTCTAGGCTGTCTGTTACTCCACCACCAACACCAGTATCGTCCACACCAATAGCATCATACTGATGAATATCATTAAGCTTAATAGCCCTGCCCACTGTCCAGTTGGTATCTTTCTTATTAACCGCTTCAATTTCCTGTGCTACCTGCCCAAAAATGCTGGAAAATACAGTCATATCACCGCCATACCGCGCAATGTCCATACCAAGGCGTTTTAAGCCAGTAGTGGGCAATTTCAGCCCCACACAAGCTTCTAACCAACTAAGTGGGATCAAGGTATCACTGCCCTCATCAGGAAATTCCCCTTTAACCTTAGCTTTGAATAATGGGCTATCTTCGCCCCATTCTGCTATTCGTTCTTCAATCCATTCTTTTGTAACTGCGCCATTAACTACAATTTGCCCAGTTTTTACATTTGGGTGATCATAACTGGAAATAGTAACCTTTTTCCAAAGCGGCGATTTACAAGCTTCATAGAACTTACCAGTTGGGCTTGTCGGGTTTCCCATTGCCAAAGCCTTGTTATTTTCGGCAACGATCAAGCTTTCCACGCTAGTCCAAATTTCAGGCTCAACACCTGCCGCTTCGTCCATTAAAACCAGTAGATTTTCAGCGTGATAACCCTGAAACTTAGGCGTACCAAAATCACGCTCACTAGCTTTACCTCTTGTAGAAAAACCCACGGCAAACCAATCATCTCTAATTTTAAGTTCGGTTTGCAGTATCCTACCACCTAAATCAATAGCGCTGGTTCTGTGGGCTACCTTTATTTCAGTCCATAGCAAAAGTTCCACCTGCGGCCATGTTGGGGCTGTGGTAATAACCTTGGCTGGCGGAAAGCAAAATAAAAACCACAAGGCAATGCGTGCTTCCAGCCATGTTTTTCCAACACCATGACCGCTAGGCACAACAACCCTACGATTATTAAGTAGCGCTTCAAAAACTTCTTCTAATTTATCCCATAAAATAACATCAGGCCATGCTGCTTTCAGAAACGCTTTGGGGTTCTTCTGGTAATGCAATAGTAGTTTCGCTTGTTCTGTCATTTTGTTTTAGTTCTTCGGCTTGAGCCATAGCCCAGTCGCTAAAATTAACAACTCCAACTGTGCCGCTTAATTTTAATTTTTCTTCAGGTTTACCAAGTCCATATTCCATTAATGTTTTACCAGCTACCACGGCGCTCATATCAAATGGTAGTTTTGAGTTTTGTATCATAGCCCTTACAACATTAGGCAGTTCTGCAAAAAGCACTGTATAGGTTTCATCAATAGAAACTTCGCGGGCTTTTAGTTCAAACTCTTTCCATGGATCATGCAGTTTGCCGCCTTTCATAAATAACTGGCGTAAATATGCTGGGCTATAACCAGTTGCTTCGCCAATTTCTTCAAAAGTCTTACCTAAAAACCGCAGCGTGAACACATTTAAATAGGCTAATTCCCCTTTATGCAGTTTGTTAGGTTTTGTTACTGATTTGCTCATCTGTTTTCGCATTAAACTTTACTAATCTTATAAGCTTTGAAAGTGTTTTTTTATCACATTCGCCGCTTAAATTAAACTTAAATACCATATCATCAGGCAAGGCGAAGTCGGTTTTATTCTTCAAATCCAAATTAAGCTTCACTTGCTCTACTGGTTCTGCGTTAAATACTATTTTTCTAATCATTTATTTTAAAATTAATTACTTTTTAGTTAACCATGAACTAGATTGAATTTTCTCGCCGCCTACTCCAAATACCACTTCAATCCCCAGTTCTTTGCAAATATCTAGTTCAGGCACATTATCTATTGTACTATCACCACCCTTAGCAAATATTTGCGGTTTTATGGCTCGCAGTGTTTCTCTAATAGTTTTATCTGTATCTATTGAAAGAAAAACATCATCAACTGGCTTTAGGGCTTCAATAATTGCTAATCTCTCTTTTTCAGGCATAAATGGTTTACCCTTTTTAAGCTTTGCTTGCTGGTCATTATTAACTATCACGCACAAATAATCACCTAATTTCTTAGCTTCTTCCAATAAACGCAAATGCCCAATATGTAGCGGATCAAAATAACCGCTAGTAACTACTACCACCATTTGTTTCTGATAATAAAATAGCGCCAAAAACTATAATAGTCATGGCATTAACTCCAAGCGCTGCAACAAGAGTTACTAAATCTTTGTTTTGGAAAACTTGCGTCCAAATCCAAATATTACAAAATACAATAGCAATTACTACCACGCTAAATAAAATGGCTATCCCTGCGTATATTAATAAATTTCCTATGGTTTCTCTCATGCTAATCCTTTCTTTTGTTTTAATTCATCAATCAAAGCCCGAAATTCAGCCACGCTATCAATTACATTATATTCTTCGTGGGCCATTTTGTAACGCATTTCTGCTTCTTCTTTACGAGTTACTGGATCAATTAACGCTTTTAATTCTATTTGATCATGAGCTACTGGCATACCAAGCGCCCAAGCATTAATAGTTTTATTGTTTGATTTATATTTCCAGCGACCCTTATCACTCTTAGGGTTAATTACTAAATCACCCTTTAAAATATCTGTTAAATAAGTTTCTTCAGTCCATGGCAAATTACTAACTTCTATCCTGCTGGCAAATCCTGCTGGCAACTGATATGGATTTCTTGCATTTGCAATCACAATCAGCTTTTTTATACCGCAAGTAACCAATGCGCCAATAGCGCTATCTAGCATTGGGAAATTTTCGGAATACCCATACCAAACGGCAGTATCAGCCTTTTTATCTTCGTGTTCTTTCTTTATGCCGTCAAAAAGTTCTAATTCTAAACGATCAGGAATACACCAAATTGGTTTATCTGTATATTTAGTTAAAAACTCTGCTTGCTGGATTGTGCTAGTAGTAACTGCATCAACACTGTCTAGTATTTGTTTAATTCGGTAACCCCAATGCAGCCAATCAGCATCACAAATATCTAAAATTTTAATATGCTGATTTGGGGCATATCTATCTAATTCCTCTAACCCCTCAAGCCAATAGGCTTTTTGTAAAATAACAGTTTCGTATTTTCTACCCATTACATATTCTTCAGCTTCAGGCCAGTGTTTTAATGGCCATTTTATTCTAATGCGTGTACTTCCAATATTGCGCTTCCCTTGAAACTGCTCAAATGTAATTATTCCAACTTTTTTTTCGTTTTCCATTTTAAACCTTTCTCTGTTCTCTTAATATTAACCAAAGCTTTGCTGTGGCATCTTCAGGTGATGGCCCAGTTCGTGATATTTTCATTTCATCAGCGGAATTATAACCAAAACACTTCCATTCTTTATTTTCAAGGGTATGTGATAATAAAGCGAAGCGATCACCACATGCTGCAACTAATTCACCAAGATCGGGGAAAACAACATTTTTATTATTAACTAAATCCGTTTTGCCGTAGAAAATATCATCAAGCCCTTTTGTTTGTGGCCAACCAGCTATTTTTAACTGCTCGGCAAGTTCCCAACTAAGCATGTTTACTCCTATAATCTTCAATTACAAAATGTACATATTCTTCCCATTCTTTGTTGTAGCGATACCAGCTAAATAATTCTTGGGCGGTTTTCTTTCCTGCTTGTCCAATGGATAATGCTATTTGTGGGTTATTTATTAATTTTTCAATTAAATTAACAACATATTCAGGATTTCTAGGTACTATAAACCCATTTTCGCCGTCCTTGATAAATGTATCTGCATCTTGGTGTGGTGTGGTTAATACACATGCCCCACTAAGCATAGCTTCCGTTCTGCTTCTCGGCATTGGGCTTTCACGAGTTGGATTAAAGTAAATTAAACTGCGACCAAGGAAATTTCTATATTCGTCCCATGTTTTTGCAACCCAGTCAACAGTAATGTGGCAGTGATTAATATCACGCTCTAATAGACCCTCTTTTACATAATCAAGGAAAGTACGGTCATAGTAACTTGGCATACCTGCTGGGCTAATCATAGTTACTGCCCGTGGCTCTTTTGGCAAATCAAACCATTCATCTTTATCCATTCCATGAATAATTGTTTTAGTATTGGGAATTTGCCATTGCACTGCGGCTCTATGAGAATTAACCACAAAATAATTATCACCAATTAATTGTTTTACCTTTTCTACCATAAATTCAGGCGTCATTGGTTGACCTGTTGGATCTTGGGCTTCAGGATTAAACGGCGTGCCGTGCATAATGACAATTTTCGG